TGAGTGTTCAATCTCAAGGATGGTTCTTTAATAGAGAATTTGAAATTACAATGTCAAGAGACACAGACAACAAAGTACCTTTAGATTCTAACTGTGTTCAAGTCGAGGCATCACCGCCTAATCAATATTTATATCAATACACTATTCGTAATGGATTTTTGTATGACCTAAAAAATAAAACAGATGTATTCACATACAACCCTCAAGTAGATAAAGTTTTAGTACAACAGTTTGAACATATCCCGGAGTACGCAAGACGTTACATTGTAGTTAAAGCGTCAAGAAGATTTGCAGCTCGATATATTGGTGCAAGTGAATTAGTTAAACTTGCTAACTTAGATGAGCAAGAAGCACACGTAGCATTCGAGGCGGCTGACTCTAGAGCAATGGACGCAAACATTCTTAAAGATGAATACAATATGAATTACATTACTAACCGTGGCAACAAACGCTCTAATAGGGGTTAGTTATGCCAGTAGTTTCGCAATCCATACCCAACCTTATAAATGGGATTAGCCAACAAAACCCAGTTCAACGTAATGTTTCACAAGCTGAATCCCAAGTAAACTTTTCGTCTAACCTTGTTGACGGATTATCAAAAAGACCTTCCTCAGATTTTGTAGCTAATATTCTTTCTAGCCAAGCTTTCCCCAATAATGCACACGTACACTGGATTAATAGAGATAGTTCAAATCAATACTTAGCAGTGTTTTATAATCAAGGTGTTAAAGTATTTGATTTATCTGGAAATGAAAAAACTGTTAGTACTCCTGATGGGGTAAGTTATCTTGCTACATCCAACGCTTTAGAAGATTTACGATTTACAAATATTGCTGATTATACATTTGTTTCTAATAAACAAAAAACTGTTGCAGAAAACACTTCAACAACAGCAGCTAAAGTAGAAGAATTTTTAATTTATGTGAAAAGTTCACAATACGGTAGAGAGTATAAAGTTAAACTTACTCATGCAGATATAGCTTATCCTATTGAAGTGCGTTTTCAAATGCCAACTGGTAATGACGCAAGTACAGATGGTAAGTTTAGAGATACTGCAAAAATAGCTGACATACTTATGTATGGAACTTCAAGTTCAGAGTGGGACGGTGCTGCTGACGGTATTGGTTTTGAAACTGTTAGAACAGATACCGGCGCCCAGTTAAGCACCTCACAAGGATTAAAAAACTATTCAGGAATAACTGCTGAATTTACATTTGAATCTTATGGTAACACTTTATATGCAAGTGTACCAGATGGTAAAGCTTATACAGTAGAAACTACAGATGGTTTTGGTAACCAAGCAATGTACGCCATTAAAGATACTATTTCTGATTTTGCAAATTTACCTTGGTATGGAAAAACTGGAGTTATTATAAAAATAACTGGTGATGAAGGTGACGCTTTATCGGACTACTATGTAAAGTTTGAAGGCAATGGTGTATGGAAAGAAACTGTTGGGCCGGGAGTTAAAGTAGGATTAGACTCTACAACAATGCCACACACTCTAATAAACAATAATGATGGTACATTTACTTTTAGAAAAGCAACATGGACTGATAGAGTGGCTGGTGACGCTGATACAAATTCAGCACCTAGTTTTGTTGGTAAGACAGTAAACAACTTAACTTTCTTTCAAAACAGATTAGGGATTATTGCTGACCAAAATTTAATACTTTCAGAAAATGGTAAGTATTATAATTTCTATGCAACAACAGGAACAGATGTATTAGATACTGACCCTATTGATATTGCAGCTAGTGGTACTACTGTAAACAAACTTTATAACTCTATAGATTTTAATGAGCAACTTTTATTATTTTCTGAAGAAGCACAATATATATTAGAATCTTCAGGTGACAGTATAACACCAACATCAGCAGTTCTTGCTAAGACTAGTACATTCTCACATGATACAAGTGTTGCTCCAAAATCTGCTGGTAAATTTGTTTATTTTGCACAAAACAGAAATGATAAAACAGCTATAACAGAATACTTTGCAGATGATGATACACTTACAAATGATGGTATAGATATAACTGTAGGTGTTAGTAAATTAATTCCTAATAACGCATACAAAATTATTTCAAATCAAATTGAAGATACAATGGTTGTATTATGTCACGATACAATTGATGGCTCTAACACTGCACCTTACACTCCGGGAAGTGCTGTAACAGCAACCAATGCAAACACTTTATATATTTATAAATATTTCTTTGACGCAAATAAAAAAGTACAATCGTCTTGGTCTACTTGGACTTTAAATAATATGCAAATATTATCAGCCGAGGCTTATGACAGTTATTTGTATGTCTTAGTTAATGAAAATACTAACGCTAAACTATTGCGTATAGATTTACGTAATCCTGATTTTGGTTCTTTAGGATTTTCTATTCATTTAGATATGAAGACTAGCACACTCACTGGTTCATATAATGCAACTACTGACCAAACAACTTTTACTGTTCCGTATACTGATAACCAAACATTATTTTGTGTAGACGCTACTAATGGTGCTGATTTAAATATTGTTTCTCAAAACAGTACAACAGTTATTGTTGAAGGCAATCACACTTCTTGTGTGTTTGGTGCTAAGTTTAATTCTAGTTATCAGTTTACAAAACCATATATGAAAGAGCAAGGACAAGGTGGGGCAATGTCTATAACTTCAGGACGTTATCAAATAAGAACCATGTCAGTAGATTATGAAGATAGTGGTTTCTTTACTGTAGACGTAACACCAGAAGGACGTTCAACAACAACTTATGAAATGAGTGGTAATGTAATTAATTCTGCAAACTCTGTAATAGGACAGCCTAACATCGCAAGTGGGACATATAGAATACCGATACAATCACAAAATACAAAATTTACTTGTACTCTTAACAATAATTCTCACTTACCAAGTCATTTTATTTCAGCAGAAATTGAAGGGTTTTATCATAGACGCTCAAGAAGAGGATAATGGAAAAATGTGTAAGGGAAGCTGTTCTAAGTGACGCTTTAGAATTAGCCCCTAAAATGAGAAAACTTGATAAACAAGAAATTAAAGCGTCACACGGAGTAACACCACTAAAAGCTTTAGTGTTACCTTTTACGTATGAAAAACATAAAACATTTACCATACTAGGTACAGAACAGGAAGGTGTTATTGGTATGTTTGGTTCAACACCAAGCGAACAAGACCCACAATACGGTGTTGCTTGGTTATTATCAAGTGAACAATTATTTAATCACACTAGACAATTTTTAAGAGAGTGTCCTAAGTGGATTGAGGAAATGGGTAAAGGTTATAAATTTTTATATAACTTTGTAGATGAAAGAAATTGGCAATCATTAAAGTGGTTACAGTTTCTAGGATTTGAACCAAGAAAAAAACTACCCTACGGAGTAGAGAATAAAGATTTTATATTTGTAATAAAGGAGATGAATAATGTGTAGCATTCAAGCGGCCGGAATGGCGATAAATGTCGGCAGTAAAGTTATGCAATATCAAGCAGACAAAAAGAAATATAATCAATCTGTTCATGCTAACTTTATTGCAAAACAAAATGCTAGTAAAAGTTACTTAGATGATATTGGACAAGTAGATTATCAACTTCAAAAAGCAGCAGAAGAGAAAACTAGAGAAAAGTATAAAGCTAAAATAGCAAAAATTTCTTCTATTGCAGAAGCTTTAAACATGAATGCTGGAAATGCTAATGCTATCTTTAAAGATATTGGTGCTGCGGCAAGTATGGATATGGTTGATGTAGATGCAGCATTTAATCAAGATATTGTTTCTCTTATGAGAAAAGAGCAAGAAGCTTTTGGTAGTTATCAGAAAACTATTAATAATTTACCTATACCAGTTAAACCTTCAATGATGGGATTAGCTTTAAATTTAGCTGGTGCTGGTCTTCAATACAAGAAAGATGAATATGAATATGGAGTTAGTTAATGGTATATAAAAGTCCAGTACAAAACATTTATTATCAAGGAACATCAGGGGGTAGACCTAACACACCTAGAACAAATGAACTAGAACAAGTCGCTAATGCGTTATCTAACTTTGAACAAAATTTTAGAAGTTTTGGTAAGTCATATGTTAACAATAAACAAAAAGTAGCCCAAGATGTTTTTGAGCAATTAAAAGCAGAAGGCATTACTGACCCAGATGAAATTAAAGAATTAATTAAAAAGGGTGACCCAAGAGTAAAAGGATTAGATAGTCAATATGCTGCGGCTGTTACTGACGTTAACTTTGGTATGGCTCATGCAATGCAAGATAAAAAATCTATTGAAACAAATGTTGTTGGACAAAATCTTGCTAAAATAAATCTTGATGAACAATTTGAATCAGTCAATAGAAGTTTTGACGGTATGAGTTCTTCATACATAAGAGGTTATAATGAAATATTTGATAAATTTAGAGTAGACATTAATGGTAAAAAGTTAGAAGCAGACGCTTTACAACTTATACAAGACAAACAATCTACATTTTACACACAATTAGATACATCTTTAGCTGCATTAGATAATAATAAAGACCGTTTACAAGCTGTAGAAATGTTAATTCAAACAAAAGAGTCAGAAGGATTTTTAACCTTTGACCAAATGAATGATACAGTTCTTGATTACTTAGATAACCAAGTAGATATATTTAAAACTGTTGGTGCAGAC